AGTTTCAATAAATTTTTGGCTTTTATTAAATCATCAGGAGATGCCTCTCCTTTTGCTATCTTTGCTTCTAAACCTTTGATTTTTTTAGATAAATCTATTTCAAATAATTTTACTTCTTCAGCATTTTGCTTAATCATATTTAGATGCTTACGATATCCAGCAGCTGCTTGATTAACAAATGGTGTAGCAGAGTCTGTAACTGTATCAGCATCACCATTTCTCATAGCCTTTGTAACTCTTTCACGAAATGCAAACTCAGATAATGTTTGATTTCTTTTTATGAAATCAGATCCTTTCATTGATAGCATTTGCATAGATCTACCAATGTCACCAGCTTTTGCTTCTACACCACGAAAAGCAAGATATGCTTTATCACTTACTCTTATGGAATCCAAAAGAGAACTAAGATAGATTGTTCTAAAATTAGTTTCTACAGATTGACTCTGTGAAATACCTGTAACATCACCACCTTTTACTTTCTTTTGTATCATGCCACCCATATCAACTAGCTGTGATGCAACTTGTCTAGAAAGTAAATTTGCACTTGCAGTCAATCTAGTTACTGGATTCCATTTTAACTTTTCTAATTTTATACCTGTTTCTGCTAACCCCTCACCCTCAAGCATTTCTTTAAGAACTTGGGGGTTTTCTAAGTTAGCAGAAGCCCCAGCACTTCTAAAGATAGTAGACTCACCATCTTTAGCATACTCATATGCTGGATTCATTCCTGATGCTATACGTCTACCAAACAAACCACCAACAGTACCACCTATAAGACCAGCCCCAACTAAAGGCACTAATGTTTGTCCTATTTCCGATCTGCCTGCATTTGTTGATGCTATCAATAATTCCTCAGGTAAATAGATTGCAGTTGTAAAGGCAGCACTACCGACAAACCTTCGGAGAAAACTAGTTTGTGATAATGTTTTGAATGTGCCAATTGGGGCAAGGGTTAATGGCGACATAAGACCACCTAAACCAACTGCAAGTAAGTTACCATTTTCAATAATATCCATATCAGCTAGATCAGCTTCTAATCGTTCAAGTCTTACAGCTGTTTCATGCTCACTTGAACTATTAAGAAATCTATATGAATATCCTTCAGGTATTCTTTCATCTTTGAGTGGATCGTATGATGGATCATCTTGAAATTCTAAGTTTTCAAATAATCTCATAATTGCTTGCCCAGGAGCATATTGCCTCATACCAGCTTTAAATGATTCACCAAATGTATATTCTTCTGGTGCAACTAATGGACTTCTGTAAACATCATTAGCTCTAGCTATATCAGGAGCTTCCATGTTTGAAAATTCATCTAATATACTTTGATTTATTTTAGTATATTGTGGTGTTTCAATCATCTAATATCAAACCTTATAAGTCTATAAGCATCAAAGAAATTTTCTACTTCTTTCTTACCTTGCTCACTTGCAAGATAATTACTAACTGCTTCAAACTTAATACCATTCAAACCAAGGCTTTGTGCTAAATTATTATAACCAGCAAATAAACTGGCAAGACTTTCGGTATAATTTCTATTTGTATCTATAGAATCCATGACTGCTTTGATATTGTTTTGTGACATAAAATCAAAATATCCAAGAACAGATCTAACACCACCATTAGTAATCAATTGCTTGGCTTTTGTATAATCTGCTTTTAACTGTGATCCTTCATAATTGAATACATAGTCATTAGCTATAGTTACGAATCTATCATCTTTTGTATGAGCAACAACTCTATAAGAAGGATTGCCTATTCTGTTATTGTTACTGATATACAAAAACCTTTTTTCATCAATGGCATCTTTTAGCTCTGTATCAGTTTCGTCCATAGCAAATGTCTGATTGAATTTATTCATTACATCATTGTCTATAACTTCTCTTGTAACTATAAACCCTAGACCATCAGGTACATTAGATTGTGCAGCTTTAATTATATCTACACCCCTTGTTAGAAAAACATTACCATCACCATCTTCTTGTAAACTTAAATTACCTGATAAATCAAAGAGTGCTGTTTTCATTGCATTTTCTAAACCTCTTGGTGTTTTTGCAACATTACCTTGCGATAAAGAAAACTTAACTCTTTTCATCAATTCAGCTTTTATAATTGGCTCTTTGAACATAGCTTCTGCCATATTACTTGCACCACTCTGTTTATAAAAATTTTGCAATACTCTTGTTTGATATGGCACACCACCGATATCATTACTAAAGAATCTTTCAAACCAATTGTCATCTATTTTATCAGCTAGATTTTCAAATGCATTATTGAATATTTCTTCTTCAGTTTGATTACCACCGAAGAATTTTTGTGAAGGTATTAGATCTGCTAAATTTCTGTTTGCAGATTTTGGTTGGTTTATGTTTCTAAAATAATCAGCATCAGGTGCAAACATAGCTGATTCCATTAAGTTTACATTTATTCCAGACGTATTTTCTCCAGCAATCCACATAAATAAACTATCATTGCCTCCTGATTGATCCATGTACCCTCTTTTAATTGACTGATATAATCTTTTGATATTTGTAAAGGCTTCAGGTGTATTTACACTTTCAATACTTTGAAATAGTGTCTTTGCATATTCAGGAATATAATTAAAAGCCAATGCTTGCTTGGTTACAAATTCAATGCTTTCTTCACGAATATCTTCGTTATCACTCAGAACATTTATTTCTGCACCTGAAGGCAAAACCTTTGGCATTATCTTTTCTAATTCTGTTCTATGATCTTTTGGTAACTTAACACGATTACTAATAAATGTGCCAACTTGAGATAATAGTCTTGTTTTATTAATGCCTTTCTGCCAGTTTTTAGCGTATGTAGCTACAGCTTTTACCCATTCTTCTTCTGAGTAGGCATTCAGTTGTTTATCAGGCCCAATCAAACCTTTGTTTTTTAATATTGCAATATATGAAGGACTCAAAAGTGTATCAGGATCTACGGCTACTACACCACCACTACCAGTAAACATTTTTTGCATATGAGCTTTGAATTGATCGATAGTTAACTGAGCATTCTCAGCATGAACTTTTTTGATAGTAGATAATATTTTTTGTCTTACATTAGGCTTAACATCTTTATGACCAAGTAATCTAATCAATTCATTCATTTCAACTACTTTAGCTTTGTTTTTTAACGATTCTCTAGTTTCAATATCACCTAATTCATCTATTGCCATTACCATTGGTTCAGCTGGTTTTATAAGACCAAACTCTAAATTTTGTAAACGTGTAGTAATACCATCATTAAAATCATTCACATTCTTTGTATTCGTTGTTTGCTGTGCAGCTGCTTTGGCTTTATGATATCTAAGCAAATCAGCTGGTAATAATTTACTAACATCACTTTCGCTAATAGGCTGATTAAGTATTAACCTAACTCCTAAGTCAGCAAGGATATTTGCTGATGCATATCTATTTGCTTCTCTTTCTTCTGTGTCTTTTTTATCATAGAATGCAATTCTAGATTCCATTACTTGTTGAATCTTTGCACCATCAATATTTTCATCATTGGCAAAACTCTTGCCAGTATCTAGTGCCATATTCAACATATCTGTTATAGAAACACCAGCCTGATATGCAAGATCAACTGCATTACTAGAAACATTTTGTTGTAACATTTGATTATAACCAAGCTGAAAAGCCATTGCATCTTTTTTAGACTTAGCATTATCCTCAATAATAGTGAATATTCTAGCTTTTTCATTTTCTATAAATTCATATTCTAAGGGGTCAGCAGTTCCATTTACTATGATATTGGTTTCCATTGCCAACAGTTTTTCAGAATATTTAGTGGCTTCAAAAAGAGTTGTTTCTTTTACTTCTTTCAGCTGTAAGGCAGATGCTTTTCTATTTGCCTCACCCCAAATTTTGCCTAAAGCTGGGCTAATTACATCAAATACTTCAGGTGCTACAGTACTTTTAATAGAATCAATATAAGATTTAGATGCTTTTTCTACAACAAGACTGCCACTTTCATCTACCTTACCTTGATTTTCTAATAAAGATTTTTCAGAAACACTTATTGCATGATTCTGCAAAGCTAAACCATAACTATTTATAGCTTCTTTTTTAAAATATGCCTGGGCTTTTCTTATATTAGACTTATTATAAATATCTGCTGTAAATGAATTAAGGGTCATTTGATCTAATGGCTTGGGTATAATATTACCATTATCATCTGTTATAGTCTGCGACCCAACTCTTCTACCTTGTATTTCTGCATTTAATACAGCTTCCTGAAACTGATTGTCATCAATAAATTTAGTTACATTACTAACTGTATTTGCAACATTTTGTGATGCTTGTGCTAAAGCTAAACCACCAGACGATACGTCCATTTGAACTGGTCTTACACCATATCTTCTAGTTATTGTTCTTTTTATTGCCATTATGCTTTTCCTGTTTTATTTGCATAGTATGCTTTAGATCCACTTGAAGCTGCACTACCAAGACCAGCAATTAAAGCAGCATCACCTTTTTTCTTTGATGCTTTAGCATCTAACATAAATTTTCTTCTGTTTTGTCTACCCATAAATTTAATAGCAGATATATCAGCATTTGCTATTTTTGTTTCTCTTCTACCTATATTCTTAAAACTTCCACTTGTGCCTACTGTTACACCACCAGCTGATTGTGTTGCTGAGATTGCAGCTAATTGTGCATTTAATTGTGCAGTTCTATTGATAGCCTCTTGATCTGCTTGTATTCCAGCAACTTCAGCTTGTTCTTCTGCTTGCTTTGCTTGTAAAGCATAAGCATCTTTTGCCTTCATAGCAGCTGCTATTGATAAAGCTGCACTTATGCCATAACCTACTGCACCCATTATACCTCTACCTCTAGCAATATACCATTTAAAGTTAATGGCAATGGTTCTTCTTGTGTTACTGTTACTCTACCCTCTTTTGACCAACCTAGTAAATACACTTCTTTTCTTTGTGTTAGTGCTGTTGGTTCAATAGAAAAATCATCTGTTACTGATCTAAGTATTATTCTTGTGCCACCAGCTTTAACATTTAAAGTAGAAACAAGATCTAAAACTGCTCTAACTACTCTTCTTTTTTGACCAACACTAACCCCATCAGGTAACTGCATTTCAGGTGGTAGTGTTGTTATCTCAGGAGTATAAGCTAATCCTATTTCAACAGAAGTGACAGAATCATTTAACGTAACTTTACAACTTCCATTTGTCGTAAAAGTGCCTAGGCTAAAATTTCCAGATTTGACTTGAACTTGTGTATTAGGTAAGTGCGATACTGTCCAAGTATTAGTAGAACTAGCTGTCTGCTGTGATGCCATATCAAGATGATAATTATTTGAAAATAGCTCTAATGACTTAACTGTTGAACTATTAATTGTACGTTCTACAACTGTAAATATCTGTCTATTTACATTAACCATATTTTTAAAATTACCATTAGTATCGTATCTTACCCAACCTTGTACTTTTTCTTTTCTGATAGACATAAACACTGGCATATGCCCTTCATCATTTAAAAGGTAAAGATAACCCTCCATCTGGTCAGATGATTCTCTTTGTGCTTCAATAGCTGATGGAGTTCCTATTAGATGCTCAGA